ACTACATGGCGCTGTGGGACATTAAGAACGCGCTCATCAAGGACATCAAGGAGCGAGGTGTGAGCGTCAGGTACCAGAATGGGCAGCATCAGTGGGGTATCAAGAAAAATGACTCGATCGCTGAACTCAACAAGACGAACGCCCAAATGTTACGGATTCTCCAGGAGCTGGGATTAAGGGCCACAGACATCGACGGCGCCGGTGATGACGATGACGACGAGATGTAGTCATCCGTTTATCGACGACTACATCTCTCGAATCAGAAGTGGCGAAATCCCAGCTAGCAAAGAATTACGTCAGGCATGCGATTACATCGAGCTGAAGCTCGCTCAGCCCGGGGTTTGGATTGACGTTGAAAAGATCGATAAAGCGGTCGAGCTCATAGAACGCTATTTCGAGTTTAAGCTCCTGGATTGGGAGCTTTTTGTTTTGGCGCTGATCCACTGTTATCACGAGCCCACCGACACCGTGGTGTTCGACGAGTTCTTGATCGTCATGGGGCGAGGGAACGGGAAAAATGGGTTCATCTCCTGCTTGATCTGGTATCTGACGACTCATTACCACGGCGTCAAGGGTTACAACATCGACATCATTGCCAACAACGAAGAGCAGGCAAAAACGAGCTTTGACGATGTGTACGACGTGCTGGAACGCACCTGGAAGAGGTCTAAGAATTTTTTCTATAAGACCAAACTCCAGATCGTGAACCTCAAGACAAACAGCTATATCAAGTACAACACGTCCAACGCTCGAACGAAGGACGGCAAGCGGAGCGCTTGTCTGGTGTTCGACGAGATCCACGAGTACGAAGACTGGGACATGATCAAGGTGTTTCAGTCCGGCTTCGGCAAGCGGAAGCACAGTCGGACGTTTTTCATTACGACGAACGGGTACGTACGGGGCGGCGTTTTAGATCAGCAGCTTGAATTGGCCGCCAAGGTGCTCAGCGGCGAGATCCCCGAGCTTGGCCTCCTCCCGCTGATCTATAAGCTCGACGATGAGAAAGAGCTCGAAGACCCTGACATGTGGGTGAAGGCGAATCCATCGCTGCCCTATTTCCCGGAGCTGCGAAAAACCATTGAGGCGGACGTAGTACGGGCGCAGCATCAGCCTCACAAGGCGATTGACGTCTTGACTAAGCGCATGAACTTGCCCCGGGAAGATGCGTACACCGTGGTTGCGCCGTGGGAGAAAGTACTGGCAACGAACCAGCCGATTCCCTACGACGAACTGGAAGGGTTGCCGTGCATCGGCGCCATAGACTACGCGCAGGTCACGGACTTTGCCAGCTGCGGACTGCTGTTCAAGTATCGCGGTAAGCGCTATTGGATCGAGCATAGTTTCGTATGCCATAAAGCACTGAAGATAGAATCGCGCCGGATCAAGGCTCCGATTCGCGAGTGGGCCGGGCAAGGCTTACTTACGATCATCAATCGAGACAGCATCACGGCAGCGGATGTGGTGCAATGGTTTGTGGAGCAAGGCAAGCGGTACAACATCGTCAACATCTTGAGTGACCGGTACCGGGTGGAGTTCTTGCGGGACGAGTTCCAAAAGGCTGGATTGCCGCTGAAAGATGTACCCAGCGGTCCTGTGACCCATGCCAAGGTCGCACCGATCATTGAATCGAGCTTTGCTGAGGGCCGTTTTGTGTGGGGCGACAATCCGGTTATGCGTTGGTATGTGAGCAATACGTACCAAGAGCTGGACGCTAAGGGCAACACCACATACAAAAAGGTCGAGCCTCACACCCGCAAGACAGACGGCTTTTTTGCTTTGATTCACGCGCTTACGCATGACAGCGAGTTGCAGGAGGCGTCAGACGACATCCTGTCGCTAGGCGTGTACACGTACTGAGGGGGGTGTGAGGTTGAGCGTTTGGCAACGGTTTTTGAGCTGGTTTAATCAGGACTCGGGCACCCTCTCCCTCGACGTGTGTGTAGCTGGGTTGGCATCGGAGACCTACGTCAAGGAGCTGGCCGTGCAGGCGTGCATCAACCTAATCGCAAACACGGTGGCACGCAGCGAGTTTCGGACCTACGAGAAAGGCAAGGAAACGCGCAAGGACAACTACTACTTGTTCAACGTGGAGCCTTCGCCGAACCGCAATGCTTCGAAGTTTTGGCGTGAAGTCATAGCCCGGCTAGTCTACGACAACGAGTGCCTAGTGATTCAAGAGGGCGGCTATCTGTACGTGGCGGAGTCCTTTGAGCGCCAGAAGTTCGCTTTCAAGGAGCACATCTACTCGGACGTTGTGGTAGACGATTACAAGCTCAGGGACCGTTTTTCTGAGTCTCAGGTGCTGTATTTCGAGCTGCACAACCAGAAAATTAAGGCCGTGATCGACGGGCTGTATTACTCCTATGCCAAGCTCATTGAGCTGAGCAAGAAACGCTATCAGAAAAACAGCGTTCGCCGGGGCGCTCTGACCATACCGACGACATACCCGCAGACCGACAAAGCGCAGGCCGACCTTAAGGACCTGCTAGAGAAGCGGTTCAAGGCGTTCTTCGCGGCTGAAGGTGACGCCGTGATCCCATTGACGGGCGGCATGACCTACGAAGAGGCTAAGGACCCAACGACAGCTCGGGCGAGTGTCGAAGGCCGGGACATTCGAGCCTTTGTCGATGACGTATTCGATTTTGTAGCGATCGCTTTTCAGGTGCCGCCACAGCTCCTGAAGGGCAACGTGGCCGAGACAGAGAAGGCCGTGGGCAATTTCCTGACGTTCTGCGTCAATCCGTTGGCTGAGCTGTTGACCGACGAGATCAACCGCAAGATGTACGGCAAGCAGGCTTTTCTTGCTCGCACCTATATGCGGCTCGACACCAGCCATATTCGTGCTGTGGACATTAAGGACGTGGCGAATGCTCTTGACGTGCTGTTGCGCATCGGCGCATACAGCGTTGATGACTGCCTCAAAGCCTTGGGCATGGAGCCGCTTGGCGGGGAGATTGGGCAGCAGCGTTGGATGACGAAGAATTACACGCCTATTGAGTTAGTGTTGGAAGGAGGTGGTTAAGATCAAGCGATATTTTTCGTTGCTAGTGGAGGACCGGGAAGCCTCGGTCTATATTTTTGGCGACATTGTGAGCTGGGAATTTTTCGAGAACGACGTTTCGAGCTGCACTCTCGCCAAGCAAATTGAGGGCCTGGATGTAGACCGAATCAACGTCTACATCAACAGTTATGGTGGCGAGGTCGCCGAAGGCCTGGCGATATACAACCAGCTCAGACGGCACAAAGCAAAGGTGGCTACCTACTGTGATGGGTTCGCCTGCTCCGCGGCCAGCGTGGTATTCATGGCGGGCGAGGAGCGGATTATGTCGGACGCGTCTTTGCTCTGGGTTCACAACGCGTGGACGGTTGTCGCAGGCGATGCTAATGAGATGCGTAAAGAAGCGGACGACCTAGACACCATTACTAAGGCGACCATGAAGGCGTATCTGGGGCACGTCAATATCACTGAGGACGAGCTTAAGGCCATGATGGACGAAGAGACGTGGATCAGTGCTGAGGACGCAGTCAACATGGGCTTCGCTACGTCCGTGGAGACGGCGAAGGCAAGCGCTAAGCCCAGCCAGAGCCTGCGACGGCAGCTGGCGCAGGCGCTGACTCGGCCATCGGCGACCGTCAAAGTGGGTGTGGACGAGAGCCTGAAGGCAGAGCTAGACCGCATAGCTGGCATAGTACAGCGGCTGGAGGCTTGCTTGGCTCAGCCTGACCCTGAACCGCAGGCGAACAAACTGAAGACCATGTTTGCGGCTCTATTTGCCGCGGAGGAGGAAGCGCATTGAAGAATCCCGATTTGTTGAAGGCGCAGAAGGCAGAGATCGTGGCCCGGATTAACCAGGCCGTGCAGGACAACGACCAAGCCGCGTTTGCAACGGCGTTTACCGAATACACGGATATGCTGCAGGAGGCTGTACTAGCTGAGGCCAAGGGGCTGGCGCAGGCGACTGACAACCAGATCCTGGCTGGGCGCGGCGTGAGGGTTTTGACTAGCGAGGAACACACCTACTACCAGAAGCTCATCGAGGCCATGAGGTCTGACAACCCGAAGCAGGCGCTCAGCGGTTTCGATGCGGTGCTGCCCGAAACGGTCATCAACACTGTATTCGACGACATCACCGAGGAGCACCCGCTCCTATCGGAGATCAGGTTCGACAACGCTGCCGCACTAATCAAGTGGCTTTACTCCACCATGGATGGACGATTCCTGGCATGGTGGGGCCCGCTCTGCGGCACCATCAAGAAGCAGCTTGCAGCTCAGTTCAACTATCTGAACCTTGAACAGACCAAGCTGTCGGCGTATGTACCTGTCTGCAAGGCGATGCTTGACCTCGGCCCCGCGTGGCTTGACCGCTACGTACGGACGATCCTGGCTGAGGCTCTCGCCAACGGCCTGGAGAGCGGTATTATCGGTGGTCGTGGTATCGCCGAACAGGCTATGGACCCCGACGACAGGATCTATGAGCCTATCGGGATGGATCGTGATTTGGCGGTTTTCGACAACGTGCAGGGCTACGCTCCAAAGGTACCCATCCCGGTCACTCAGTTCACCCCGGCGGCTTATGGTGCCCTGGCGTCGCAGCTCGCGGTGGGCCCAAATCTGCTCAACCGCCCCGTGACGTCGCTACTGATGATAGTCAACCCCGTTGATTATCTCAATAGGGTCATGCCGGCAACCGCCTATCAGCGTCCTGACGGATCGTGGGTACGTGACATCCTGCCTCTGCCGACCAAGATCGTACAATCGGCCTATGTGGAGCAGGGCAAGGCCATCCTCGGCATAGCCAAGCGCTACATCATGGCTATGGGCACCGGCAAGGGCGGGCGCATCGAGTATAGCGACGAGTATCGCTTCCTCGAGGATGAGCGGACATACCTCATCAAACTCTACGGCACCGGCCGCCCGATGGACAACACCTCGTTCATCGTGCTCGACATCCAGAACCTAGTGCCAGCGGTGCCTGACGTGCATGTTACCAACGACCCGTTGAACGTGGCTGGTAACGTCGCGGTCACCAACGACCCGTTGAACGTGTACCCTGTTTACGACGCACGGCTGGCGAGCCTGAAAATTGGAACGCTGCCCCTGTCTCCGACGTTCAACAAGAGCGTGATGGTCTACACAGCCACCACCACTGATGCAACCAACACCATCACCGCGGTTGCCAAGGACGGCGAGGCCACTATTGCAATCGAAGTAAATGATGCGGCACATACCAATGGGACTTCCGCAACCTGGGGCGCGGGTGCAAATACGGTAGAGGTAACTGTTACCAGCGGCACCGAAACCGAGACCTATACGGTCACCGTTACAAAGTCGTAACGAGCTACAGGGGCCGCAAGGCCCCTCTTCTGTCTAGGAGGTGAGGCCCATGCTGGTGCCAATCATGGATTATCTGCGAGTGTCCTCGCCCTACGAGGAAAACAACCTGCGTCGGATCATCGAGCGTGGGCAAGCGTACCTCAACGAGCTGGCGGGAGTGGAGCTTGACTTTAGCACTGAGGGGCTAGCTCGTGCGTTGCTCTTTGACTACTGTCGGTACGCATATAACAACGCGACTGAGTATTTCCTAGAAAACTACCGGGATGACCTTTTGCGGTTGCAGCTCATGTCTGCGGTAGAGGCGGGTGCGGTCGATGCGTGAGAAGAAATTCGTCATGCAGGACCTGGGCCGTGTTCTCCGGCACCGTATTGCGATCCAGCACTGGACAGTCACAGGATACGACTCCTACGAGCAGCCAATCATGGAGTACGTTACGCTGGGTCACCTCTGGGCCAAGATCGAGCCCCTGTCTGGCAGGCAGTACCTCGCTGCGCAACAGGTGCAGTCCGAGATGACCCACAAGGCTATCACGCACTATCACCCTGGCTGGTATACGGAATCGGGCGCGTGGGTTTCACCTTGGCAGCTGGTAGTAGAGGGTGACAGACAACCGATCACGGTTACCTCGCGCATCCTGTTTGGCGAGAGGGTCTTTGACATCCTGAGCATTGCCAACTGGGAAGAGCGAGGCGAGTGGTTGGAGTTCCGCTGCAGGGAGCAGCTCAATGGCTAGACGCCAGCGGGCAAGGCGCGGTAGCCTGACGGCTACGGTGCAGGGCATTGACGACGCTATTGAGGCGATACTGGACCTAAAAAAAGACTTTGGCGTTGATGCACTTACCGCGGCTGCAGTAGCGGGCGGCGAAGTGGTGCGGCAGCGCGCTTCGGAGCTGGCACCACGTAGCGAAGGCCCGGGACACCATCCCAAGGGCGGTCACGCGGCAGACCATCTGCTTGTTGTGCCGCGCCCTGGCACGGGCGAGGGCAAGGCGCGGGTAGGGCCTGATAAAGATGGGTGGTACTTGCGGTTTGCCGAGCTTGGGACGCGCAATAAGGCGGCTAATTCCTTCCTGCGCACAGCGTTAGACGAGACCCGGGATGAGGCAAGGCAGGCTATGATCGACGAGCTGGAGCGGAAGAGGTGATGCGGTGGAAGCGGCCCTGACCAAATATCTGAAGCAGGAGACGAACACGGCTGTAGCAGGCCGTGTTTTTTTGTCGCAGGCGCCCGAGATTGCAGAGCCACCGTACATCGTGATCCAGCGGATCAGCACACCGCGCACCTACAGCTTTGGCAGCACTCAGGTGCTAGCTGAGCCCCGTGTGCAGGTGAGCTGCTGGGGCAGGAGCTATGCCGAGGCCTGCGGTGTGGCAGACGCAGTGCATGCCGCTCTACAGCTTAAGAGTGGTGCGCTGCTCACCGATTCGTTTTCGATTCTGCTAATTATGGCGATCGGCGAGAGTGACGACGTAGACGCGGGTTGGTTTCGACGACGTTTGGACTATCGGGTTACGTATGTGGAGTAAACGTTTTGCCCAGCTAGGCTGTGCACGCCGAAAAGCCTTTGCCCCCGGGCCTGCTGGGCATCATTTGGGGCTGCTGCGATTGTGGGGCCGCAAGCGTAGCAGGGAGTAGGTTCTGTATGGCAGGGCCTTTGGTTGGCTATGGCGGAAGCATCAAGTGGGCTAATGGCGCGGTTGCTGAGTTGGGTGAGTGGTCGGTGGACATTAGCGTTGACATGCTCGAAGTCACGAGTTTTGGTGACCTGTGGAAGCGCTACCTAGCAGGTCTGCGTGAGTGGACTGGCAGCTGCTCTGGTCGTTTCGACGGTGCAGACGCGGGTCAGAAGGCGATGCTGACTGCGCTTCTGGCGGGCACTTCGGCGAATGTGGAGTTCATTTTGGAGCTGGCGGGTACGCATAAGTTCTCTGGCACGGTCTACTTGTCCGCCAGCAGCGTTAGCGCGTCTGTGGATGGCACAGTAGACGTGAGTTACGACATGCAGGGCACTGGTGAGCTGACAGCACCTGAGTACGTCTAAGGGGGTGCTAGTCGATGGCTGTTTTGAAGGGCAACAAAGCTGATGTTTACGTGGCCTCTGAGGCCACGCCGTTTGCTTCGGAAACGTTTTCCACCACCGACAGGTTGACGTACCAGCACCCAATCAGTAGTCGCCTAGACCCTGCCACACCTATTGAGGTGCGGAGAGATGGCGTGATTGTGAGTGCTGGAGAGTACACGATTCAGCACGCAGGCGCGAAGATCATCTTTCATGAGGAGCAGACTGTCGGCGCTGCTATCACGGTATCTGGTGCGACGCTGGATTTCATGAGCCGAGTGGCGCAGGGCAGGAGCTGGGAATTTAGCCCGTCCGTAGATATGGAGGATGTGACCGTGTTCGGTGACGGCTGGAAGCAATTTTTGCCGTTGCTGCGCGGGGGTACGGTGTCGGTCGAGCGTTTTTGGGTGGATGGCTTTTTCGTGTCGGAGCTAGGCAAGCCACTGTACCTGCTGCTCTACCCGCAGCATGTGGGGGCTAGTAGCTCTCGTGTTGAGTGTGTGGGGTTGCTGTCGAGTGACGGGATACAGGCTGCTACAAGCGGACTGATTGAGGAGTCTGCGGAGTTCACTGTGAGTGGTGAACCCGTGTTCATCGAGTAGAAAAACAAGCCAGGGGGCGATTTCGCATGTCGTTGAAGGAACGGTTGTTTGCCAAGGCCGCGTTGCCGGAGGAGATTGTTGAGGTTGAGGGGGAGCAGTTTTTGATTGTCGGGCTGTCAGCTCGGGCGCGCAACGACTGGGTTGCGGCGGGGCAAAAGCCGGGAGTTGACCTGAGCAAGAAGCTGGATGGTGAGGTTCTCGCCCAGCTCGAAGCGGAGCTAGTTATCCTTTGCACCCATGACCCCGCGACGCGGGAGCCTGTGTTTGAGCGTGCGGACCGCGACCGGATCACCGAGCTGCCTGGAGCTGTGGTAGCGGAGCTGGCCAATCCGGCCCGGCGGTTGTCTGGTCTGGACCGGAAAGAGGGCGAAGAAAAAAACGACTAAAGCGCGATACGGCGCGACGCAACATCCTGTTTCTAGCACGTGAGTTCAGGCGCCCTGATGTGGACGCTTTTTTGTCGGAGATTTCTGCACAGCAGCTTGACGAGTGGCTGCTGCTGTACGCCATTGAAAACGAAGAAGCAGAACGGCACGCAAAGCAACGCGGGAGGCGATAGCATGGCAGAGAGTCTGGCCAGCATTTTTGTCGAAATATCGGCCAAGGCCGACGACCTGACCCGCGTTGCTGCGCGTGCGCAGCGAGACCTGCAGGCGGTCGAAGCGCAGGCAGAGGCGCTAGGAGCCACTGGTGCCTTTGATGCTGCGGCAGCGAAAGCCAAGGCGCTAGAACGCACCCTTGCCGTGATGGCGCGCCGGAGTCCAGAGGCGATGGGCGCTGTGCAGGACGAAGTCCGCAAAATCGCTGCGGAGATAGATCAGGCGCGGCAAACTGCTGAGACGGCCAAGGTCATGCGGACGCTCGGCGGCACCATGGACACTATCGGCCTTCAGGCAGGGCTGCTGGGTCGCAACTATAACGCGGCGGCGGCTCGTGCGGACGCTCTAAAAAAAGCCATTATCGATCTAAACAAGAACGGCCTGAACAAACAGTCCAAAGAGCTGAAAGACCTAACCGCTCAGTTCAAACAGGCCACGCGCGAGGCCAAACGTCACGAACGGGTGCAGAGGCTGCTGAACAGCAGTATGCGTAGCCTGAAGACCGCGGGCAAAGCGGTGGCGGCTACTATCACGGGCCTGGCCGGTGCTGCCGTAGGGCTTGGTGTGAAAGCCGTACAAATTAGCGGTCAGATCGAAGTCATGCGTGTTAGCTGGCAGGGCCTGACCGGCTCCGCGGAGCTAGCTGAAGAAACCCTGCTGCGGCTCAAAGCGTTTCAGCGGCAAACGCCGTTTGCCTTCCCCGAGATTGAATCCGCTGCCAAGCAGTTAGTCAACTACGGCTTCGAGATCGAACGCGTGGAGGAGCTGCTGAAAGGCATGGCCGCTGCCGCCATTCGTGGTGGCACTGGTGCCGCAGGTCTGCAGGGTATCGCTACCGCGCTTGGTCAGATGAAATCCATGGGCAAAGTGGCCTCGCAGGAAATCAATCAGCTGATCAATGCAGGAGTGGCCGCGTGGCCTTTGATGGCGGAGGCCATGGATTTGAGCGTGCAAGAGCTGCGCGATCTTATGGAGCTGGCGGCAAAAGGTAAAGCTTCGGTGCCAGCAGAGCGCGTGATCTGGGGCCTGGTAGCGGAGATGAGTAAGGGCGCAGATGAGATGTTTGCGGCTTACGAAACCACTATTCCTGGTCTAGCCGCCAAGCTCGCCGACTCGTTTTCGGGTCCTATGGGTTTGATGGCCGAGTTCGGCAAACAGGCGGCAAAAGAGTGGAAGTTAGCAGATACAATTCGCGGAATAACGGTCGCGGTCGAGCGGTGGACCAAGGTGCTACAGGAGCGCGGGTTGAAGCAGGCGTGGGCGGAGTTGGCTCCTCCAGGATTGCGACAGTTCGGCGACACAGTGATGCGAATTGCCAACGGTATAGCGCATCTGTTTAACGTGCTAGCTAATCACGGCCTTAAGGGCGTGTGGGAGCAGATTGTACCGGACTGGGTGCCGGGTGTGGCGACAGCTATCGCCGTGGCGATTGCTGGGAAGGCGGCGTTTTCCATCGCCGCGTCTATCGGGGAGCTGGTAGGCGCTCTGGGAGCTACCTCCGGCGCAGGCGGGATCGTAGCAATTCTGGGGGGCCTGGCTCTCTGGAAGTGGGTCGCAATCGCCATAGCTGCGGCGGCGGCGATATACCTGATTGTGAAGGCCGTCAAAGCGCTCACCAAAGAGCGGAAAAAGCATGATAGCCTACCGCCGTTTGGAAGCGGCATGGCGCTACTGAGCTGGGAGACTGGCGGCAAGCGCGCTGTGCAGGCTGCGCGCCAGACCCGGGACGAAGTGCGTGACATGTACCGGACAATGGCCGCGGGCGTAACCGACAGCAGCCGCCGGGCCGCAGATGCTCTAGGCGTGGATTTCGCACGAGCCTCTGATGGCATGCTCAATGCCATGAATCTTGCGCAGGATGCTATGCCTGAGCTTGCGTCCCCTCAGTGGGATGTGGAGGGTCTAACGAAGCAGATCGACGAGACCGTATCCAGCCTGGAGCGGATGCGCGCAGCCCTCACCCCGGACGACTTTGGGGCGTTAGCGCTAGGAGCGCAGAGCGCCCAGAAGCGCCTTGCCGAGTGGCTGGAAACGCTGAAGGACGTCGAAGGCGTTGACCACCTGCGACAGAATCTGGTAGACCTAGCAGCAGGTATGGAGCTGCTGCAGACGGCGGCTGAATCCGGGCTAGACCCGGAGACTGTACAGCAGGCCCTCACTCTGGTGCAGCGGCTCACCGAGCAGCTACAGACTACCCTGCGCGACCCGACATCGTGGCAGGCCGCGTCCGAGGAAGCGGCGGCGTTAGCGGCCACACTCCGGAACGAAACGGCTACCATGCTGGCGGACATCCAAGCGGACATAGCCGCGGCGGACATGACCGAGGCCCTGTCCGGATTATCGGACGCTGTGGATATTGGCACGAGGGCTGCGGTGCAGGCTGCGAGGCTAGGCATTGGCGACCTGCGGTTGGTGCTACGTGATGGCGTGGGTACCGGCATGGCTGCCGCGAGCGAGGCTGCTCGGGGCGGGCTTGACCGGTTCGGGATGCAGCTACAGACTGGGCTTGGCACGTCCGTTCAGCTCTGGAGCGGCTGGCGGGCGGACACCGTGGGTATCGTTGACCAGCTCGTGGGCGACCTGACCGACCAGGGGTTGCGATTGCGTCAGGACTTTCCGGCGCAGATTGGCGGGACCGCGGACGCGATCAGTAGCATCATGGACGTTCTGCGCGAGGACGTGACCGGCACTAACGCGACAATGTTTGCGGCAATGATGGGTGACGCGGAGGAATTCGCGCAGTGGGCGTACCTCGGGTCGTTCTGGCCTGACTACCAGGAAGCGGCAGAGAAGTGGACCACAAAGACCCGTGACCAGAGCGTTACGGCTACCCGGCAGATGTTCCAGTCTATGGTCAGGGATAGTCAAACCTGGGACAACCAGGTGAAGGTGATCCTTGATGATTTTGACGCATTGGCGCTAGGAGCGCAGAGCGCCCAGAAGCGCCTTGCCGAGTGGCTGGAAACGCTGAAGGACGTCGAAGGCGTTGACCACCTGCGGCAGAACTTGATTGACCTAGCGGACGGCATGGAGATGCTGCAGGTTGCCGCTGAGTCTGGCGCCGGGATAGAGACCGTGCAGAAGGCTATGGCCTTGGTACAGCGGCAGACCGAGCTGCTACAGACTACGTTGGCCGACCCATCATCCTGGCAGGCAGCCTCCACAGAGGCGGAGGCGTTGGCCTCCACTTTGCGCGAGGATGTGGCGGGTATACTTGCGGATATTGAGGCGGGCATGTCCGCAGCGGACGTGTCCGAGGCTATGTCCGAGGCTATGGGCGGCGTGGCAGACGCTGTGGAGCTGGGCATGGGCCTTGCCGTTAGGTTCGCTGTGCAAGGGATGGGCGATCTCAGGCAGCAGATGCGTGATGGGGCGGTAGTAATACCTGACGATGTAGCTACAGCTATAGAGGGGTTGCCCGCTCGTTGGCGGGTGCCGCTGCAAACCATGTCGGGCCTGTCTGTACAGCTGTTTGGGGATATGGGTGCTGATTTGACCAGCATCATGCGGCGGTTAGGGGCTGACCTATCTAAATACGGATACAAGTTGCACGATGGCCTGCTGCCTCCCATAGATGCGGCTACCGAGGGCATGGTTAGAAGCTTCCAGGCCGCTGGTGACGCGATTGTATTTGGCTCCATCGTGCCAGATATGGTGACAGGTGTGGTCGGTTGGGTCAAGCGTCTGGTCAGCGACTCTATACCACAGGCCAAGGCTTGGGCCGTGGCGATGATGGATTCCGCCAAGCTTGGAGAGGGTGCTCTGACTGGCGCGGGTAAGACCGCTACCGATAGTTGGGCGAAGTTCGGCAAGTCGCTGAAGAGCACAAGGCAGCAGTTGATTGATGCCGCTCCACCGATTATCCAGCTCGGTTATCACACCGCAGAGCTAAGTAGGCTGCTTAAGGAGGCTAAGCGGGATAACGAAGCGATTGATCGTACAGCGCGCCAACTCGAACAGTCTGCCTACGCCGTGGCACGGGCTACTATATCTTGGCTGGATGAGATGCGCGCTGCACAAGGCCAAGCTGCAAGCCTCCAGCAAGCGGTGCGGGCGCTCACTGAAGCGGGGTTTGGGGCACAATCCAGCGCTATCGCTACTGTCAACGCAGAGATGGTTCGCATGGCAGATTCCTCTATGGCGCTACGGAAATACATCCTGCAGGTTATTTCGGCGTTGCAGCAGGAAGTGTTGGCGCATTACGCCGTAGCCGCGGCTAGGTCTTTAGCTACGGGCAACCTCGCAGGTTTTGCGGCGGCTATAGGCTATGGTACTGCAGCTACAGTGGCGTTCGAGGGCTTGAAAACCGCGGTGGTAAAGGCCATACCCGATAAACCCATCGACAAAGCTGCAGAAGCGCTGTCCCGCCTAGCGGAAGAGCTGCGTACCATTGAGGCACTGGAGAAGGCCCGCGGGGACGCGTATGACGCGTTGGTTGCTCAGGCGAGGGCCTACGAGCGGGCACTTGACGATCTAGCCCGTACAGGAGCTAGCGCAGCGACGATCCAGGAAGTGGCGGGCAAACTGCGGGTGATTGAAGCTGAGATCGACCTACGAAAGGCCGTGCCGCAGGCAGCAGCGGGCGCATACGTACCGCGCACTCCTGGTGGGAGGCTGTTTAATGTGGGAGAAGGCGGTGAGGATGAGTTGATCCTGCCGCTGAGCGGTGCTCGACGACTATTTGGCGGCGACAGCAGCGGCGACGTGACGATTAACATCAACTACCCGCAACTCAGCCATGAATCGCAGATTGACGAGCTGGGAGAGAAGATCGTGTCACGGCTGCGCCGGGCAGGAGTCCGAGTGTAGTCTGATCAGGTGATTGAGCTGTCTAGCGATGAGACGTAAGGTGTACGCGCTGCTTTCGTTGGCCCCAATCGCGTACATCGCGTCTCTGCTAAACACTCTCGCGCTGTAGTCCTTCTCGATCTTGGCAAGCTCTGCCTCAAACTGAGTAGCGGGGTTAGGCGTAGCGAGGCCCATGCCTGCTGCGCCTACTAGCGCGCCAACCAGCAGCCCGACAATGAATTTTTTCACGGCTATCCCTCCTGTTGATAGGTTAGAGCTGTCGCGGGTGTTTCCTCCCATCGGAGGTGATGTTTCTTTGCTGAGGCTGACCATCGCCGGCCAGGACTGTACGCACCTGATGCAGGCAGGCAGTCTGACCATTGTGGACGATCTAACGGGCAGGGGAACCTGCTCGTTTTTGCTTGTTGACTGTAGCGCCGACCCGTATGACCCAATCGAGGGTTCGCACGTGCTCATTACTGACGGATACGGCGATAAGCGTTTTGCCGGGCAGATTGACAGGACAGCTCGGGAGATCATGCCCGGTCGCGACCGTGCGCTGAAGCTGGACATATCGTGTTTGAGTTACTCCGCGCTGCTTGACCGCTACGTGGTGACAGGCGTGTGGTACGCCTCCACCTGCAAGCAGATTTTGCAGGACGTGTTTGCCGCGGATAGCACGTACTGCGAGATCGGGGGCCGCACCACGCCTTGGCCGGTGGCGGGCGAGGGGATCATTGTCGGCGAGTACGTGCAGGATGGACCTATGCTCGAAAAGGTGGTTGGCAACTACCAGTCAGTTGGCGACCTGCTAAACGAGCTAGCGAAAATCGCTACGTTTAAGTGGTTCGTCGATTACGATAAGCAGCTGCACTTTTTCGCCCGGGAGACGGCTGTTGCGCCATTTGAGGTGCGGGACCATACCCGCAACGCTCGTAAAATCAGCGTTACCCGTGAGCTGGAGCAGTACCGCAATCAACAGCTCATACGCGGCGGCACGCAGGAGACCACCACACAGACCGAGACATTTGTAGGTGACGGCGAGGCAGAGAGCTTTGTCGTCAAGTACGAAGTCTCGCAGATTAAGGGCATCACGGTCAACGGCCAGCCACAGATCGTGGCCGTGGCTGGCACCCCCGGCGCTGAATGGCATTACCGGGTAGGCAGCAATATCGTCAGCTCGGTTGAGGGGGCGCCCCCTGTCGGGGCGGCGGTCCAAGTCAGCTATATCGGCACCTATAGCGTGATCGCCATATCGTCTCGTGATACGGAGATCGGGCGGCGGCGCGCGATTGAGGGTGGCCCGGGCCTGTATCAGCACGTAGAGACCGACGAGGGGATCGAGGCTGAGGCCGATGCTGCGCTGAAAGCGGAGGCTCTGCTGGAGCTGTACGGCACGGTTCCGCGGATCGTAGAGTATGAGACCGATGACACGGTCGAACCAAACGCGCGCCTGCTCAGGGCAGGTCAGCTACAAACCATGCAGCTCAGTGCGTACAGGCTAGGGCACAGGGACAATTGGCGGCTGCCCGACGAGTTTGCCATCCACAGAGTTGAAGCGCGCGACGTGAGCGGCCAGTATCTGGCGTATAGAGTGCGGGCGATTGGGTCGGACAAGGCCCCGTGGTTTGACTTTTTCCGAGACCTAGCCAGGCGCAGCAGGCGCATGACGATTCGCGAGGATGAGGTTGTGCTGCACCTGCGGAGTGCGAGCGACCCAGTGGAGATAGAGGACACGTTGGACCACCAGTACAACGCGGCACCCGCGTTGGTGGGTGAGGCGGAGGTTGGATTCTCAGAGATCTGCGCTGCAGAGTTGGTTGCGGTTTCCCCTTGGCAGCGCGTCTACAGTAGATCGAGGTGAGTGGTGTATGGGCTACGATGAGAAGCTACAAAAGAGGGATGGTGGCAATCATCACATCCCGCAGTTTTTCGATGAGCTGCTAAACGATTTCAGGCCGTTGCTTGGCGATGAGCACGGCACATACATGCAGGACGTACAGGCCAAGGCCGTGCTGGACAGCATCTATGCCCGTCTGGGCGATTTGACGACCGAGCAGAAGGCCGAGGCTATCCGGCTACTTCTGGCGACGATTGACGGCAAGGTATCCACAGCAGCCAAACAGGACGCGGCCAAGGCCGTGCTAGACAGCATCGCAGGGAAGGATTTCGCCACGCAGGCCACATTGGCCGCAGTGCTGGCGAAGTTGAGCGCGGACCCATCGACGTCGGCCAAGCAGGACGCGGCAAAAGCCGTGCTTGATACCCTGGCAACAGCTGCTAAGCAGGACGCGCTGAAAACAGTAGTGGACGTCATCAGCACGGCAGTGGCGTCTCGGGCGAGTGAAGTGACGCTGGCGCAGGTGAAAACCGAGCTGGCCGCGGTGAAGTCTGAGCTTGCCGTGGTGAAAGCCAACCAAATTTCTGGCGACCAGAAAGTGACACTATCTGGGTCTAAACTTGCAGAACAACTCACCGAAGCCGATGCTAATGCCAATGTGTTGACGTTCGCAGCCAACATCGGTGCCATTGAGATATACCACGAAGAAGCGACCTGGCAGGAGTTCGTTGTAAATGGATTGACGGTCAACGTCCCTGCTGGCTATTACAGAACGGCGGTTGAGGGTGTGGCGAGTGCCGAAGTAACTATCCCCGCAGGTGTTTCCTGCATCGTGGGGAGGTTGGTGTAAATGTTTGGTTATAGCGCCCCTCGCCCGTTGCGGTATCCATATGGCGCTACCCCACAAATAATAGTAGAGCCAGAGTATGCGTCTACTGGGTATGAGCCGTGCGGATGGGACCAGGCCAGCGAAACACTATACGCTCGACTTTCAACCAATTTGTATAAATCAACAGACCAAGGACAGACGTTCCAGTCAGTAAAGAACTTCACTCCAGACTATCCCGGTAATGTATTGCATTTAGCAAGCGGTACGCTTCTGTGTTCTGTCACCGTGATCGGGGGCAATTATTGCATATTTCGATCCGTTGACAACGGTGCTACATGGAACAACGTTTTGGATTTCGGCTCTGCGTCCATTGGATTCATGCGGTTGGGGTGGTGCGAAACAACACAAACCCCTGTTAGAATCTTTATCGCCGAATACACAACAGCATCGGGGGCCACAGTGCCGCAGACGAAGTTGTGGATGAGTGATGATGATGGATTAACATGGACGGCAGTCCAAACATGGGTGCGAGGTACGGGTGCGGGAGAAATTAGGCATCTACATGCAGCACAATGGGATGAATATGGTCAAAAGGTATGGATTGCGTCGGGTGATTCGGACAGCCAATCGTATTTATGGACTACGGAAGACGGTAGTGTTTTAACCGAAATAGGCACAGGTAGTCAAAGCACCTGGCGAACTACGGCATTAGGATTTGATCGTTGGTATACGTATTGGGTTTCGGATGCTGATGCCAATCCACTCTATATGTACAGACTGTTGCGGGGCGGCACAACACCAGAGCAATACCTAGAAATGCCGTCCATTTCGTATTTTGTAAACAAAGATTTGGATGGTGGATTGTGGTTTTATACACTGGCAGCGCAGAACAATACGTCCTCGTATAAATACCCCGGAAACACAGTTGAGATTTTCACCAGCGCAGATCATCGGGAGTGGCAAAAAGTCGCTGAGTTTCCGCGCAAAACCGGAGTGGATGCCGAGGATGCGTCTATCGGGCCGGGTTATTTCACAACAGACGGAAAGATGATTTGTCGGGCCAGCAATGTAGTCGCTCTAGGCACTACAATAGGCGTCAGAGGGTTGATTCGATTTAACATTCGGCAAGCACGGCGTTTAGCGCAGTAACACATTAGCGTTCTTTAGTGCAGCTTTTTGTTTTGCGCTGTTGGGAGTCATGACCCCGACAAGGGCGGCACCACTCTCCCGAGTGCCGCCCTTTGCGCGTTCTCAAGAACCCGGGAGAGATGGGAGAGAGCCGATGGGGAAGGGGCGGTTTCGGGATATATCTGGTCAGCGCTTCGGTTATCTGGTTGCGTTGGGGATGGATACTTACATGTCACCCAGCGGACACACTCAGCGCTTATGGAAATGTCGGTGCGACTGCGGCGGGATCGCGTATGAGAACCGAACTAGACTGGAGCAGGGGCGCAGGAAGAGTTGTGGATGCAGGCAATTTGATCCTCAGTTCACGCACGGCATGACCTACACCCGATTTTATATCATCTGGAGAAACATGCGTGCTCGATGTGATAGAAAAGAGGAGCAAAGCTACCCCAACTACGGTGGGCGAGGGATTGGATACGATCCCCGATGGGTGAAGTTTGAAAACTTCTTAGCGGATATGGCCGAAGGGTACCAGGATGATCTGATGCTAGATCGCATTGATAGCGATGCTGACTACTGCAAGGCTAACTGTCGTTGGGCTACGCGGGAAGAGCAGGCCAACAACCGACGCAATAACATCAGATTCAAGGTTGGTGAAGCGGTCTTGACGCAGGCCCAGTTGCTGCGCAAGTACGGTATGGGGTATTCAACGTACCGACAACGCCTCAAACGAGGGCTAACCGTCCAAGAGATATTCGGGTCGGAGGTGTCAAGGATAGCTTGAACAGAGGAGGAGGGGCAAATCCCATGCTTGGGGTTGATAAGCGGCTGCACTTCGGGTGTGGCCTTTTGATTTGTTTGCTGATTGGCGCAGCCATCACGCCGATCGTGGGGCTGGTGGCTGCGGTTCTGGCTGGGATCGGTAAAGAGTGGTACGACATAGTAAGCGGCCGCGGGACTCCCGAGCTGCTTGATTTTGTGGCCACAGCGGCGGGCGGTTTGGTGGGCGCGGCGTGGTTGGCGATGTATTGGTGAGGTGATTTTGCATGCAACTTTCTGACGGGCTCCGTATCAGCGGAGCCCTTACTGCGTCGATCCACAATACTCGGACGGGCGAGGAGACGAACTTTACCACCACTAACCTCGTGGTCCTCTCTGGCCGTGACCTAATCTGCGCTTTGCTTGCTCGGGAGCCGGGGGTGTTCGGGTTGACGGCGTTTGCCCTGGGGGAGGGGATTGAGCCTACGGCACCTACCACCCTCGGGCTGGAGGATGAGGTATTCCGCAGCACAAACATTACGGCCTTTACCCCCATGCCTGGGCAAGGCAGGCTGCGGATCGAGTACCATCTGAGCACCTCTGAGGCCGTGCCTGCCGTCATCACCGAGGCCGGCCTTTTCGGTGGCGATGCGGCAGGAAGCGTGCTGGTAGCTCGGGTAGTGCTGGAGCGGCCAATGATTCGCCAAGCGAACCCGGCTGGTGTGAGTGATGAGGAAGTGCGGTTTAGCTGGCTCCTGAGCCTGAAGGCGGAGGTGAGGTAGTGGCGGACTACCCGATCAGTGCTACGATATTCCCCACCGTGAACGATATCGGCGGCGGCAAAGTCCTGTCTGAAGAGATCATGCGAGCGCTGGTATCAGCCCTGACGCGACAGACCGACTGTGTTGTCAGCGGCCTGAAGCCTCCGCTCAATGCCGCCCCACTGCAGACCAGCATCGAGGCTGGAGTAGCCATCATCAGCGGCTATGTCGTAACGGTGCCTGAAATAGCAGTCACACTGCCTGCATTATCCAGTAACTACCTGTATTTGGTACTGGTGCGTGACAGCCTGAGCCATGTGATAGGCGCGAAACTGCAGATCAGCGACTCCGATGAAGTGCCAGTCGACGGCATCCCGCTCGGCTGGAACGCAACAGACGAGACTTCCATTGTTTTTCCGATTGATAGTCCAGGAGCGCCCATCGATCTGCGACAGATCGGTTGGGCTGTGCACCGCAGCGGCGACACGATGTACGGTGAATGCTCGCTGCAGCGAGATTCCGGCGGGAGCTTTTTGAGCCTGAGCATCCCGGGCGACGCGTCGTATCGTTTTCAGATCGACAATACCAACACACTGATGATCCACCAGTCATTGCCAGTAGACATGTGGGGACCGCGGCTGTGCCTGGATCCGCTCAGGAGCAGCTTGCGCCTAGACGGGCGCGACCTATGGCACGATAATAGCGTATTTATAGTTCCAGGAGCTAAGTACGACGTGGCGAACGTGCTAGCCACTGCGCCAACTGAACGCTCTACAAATAGTCTCTCATTTGTGCTGCTCAAACAATTCCGCGTTGCGCGCCCTGGAAGCTATCGGGTTTCCTGGGAGATGGCTGGCGCTCAGGCGGGGTATGATGTGGAGGTGCGGGTGGGCGGTGATGGGGGCACGGCCGTCCAGTGGGCCAGCATCAGCTACGTGCAAAAACAGGCTATCACCCCAGTCCTGAGCATCGGAGATACGGTGGATGTTTACGCTCGTGCCACAAATGCGGCAGTCCCTTGCCTACTGAGAAACGTCGAGCTACTAGGAGTGCCGGAAGAGGGCTACAGAGTCTTGTTAGATTAGGTTACAATGGCAGCAGCGGGGGTGTTTAACATGACCTTTTCGGCGCTGCTGCTATTGATCGGACTGTCACTCATAGAGACTGACTGGCAGCAGTCCCAGCCAATCCTGGCCCATACCGCTGCCCGGCCACACATCACGGCAGCCGGCCACAGGGTGTGGGAGGGGAATAGCGAGGTGGCGGGCGACATCGAGGCCGCCGCACGGTTGACGGAGTTCATGCGCCGCGTGCACGAGGTGGCCCCACCGTGGCTCGGGGCCGCATTGACTGCCGGGCGCGCATATACCGTACTGAGCAATGACCGGGTGCTGGGGCAGGTAGGCCTGCCGCGATGTATTGCGATCAGCCACCGATGGCGCTGGTGAGAGGGATGACAACCAGGTTGTACCGAGCCGGGCTATAGGCCCGGTTTTGTATTTGGAGGTGTGGCAGTGATTGAGGCGGGGAGCAGGGCGAGCAGCACCTGGCAGCTAGCCGTGGCCTGTGTCGGGACCGTGGCCACCTATCTGTGGGGAGGGTGGGACACGGTGATCACGGCGCTGTTTGTGCTGGTCTGTCTGGACTACGTCACTGGCGTGGCCGCGGCCGCGGTGCGCGGTGAGCTGGACTCGGCGATCGGCGCCAGGGGGATAGCGCGTAAGGTGCTGCTATTTGCGGTTGTGGCCGCAGCCAACGTGCTGGACCGCACGGGGGGGTTAGGGGAACCGGTGCTGCGTACTGTGACTGCGCTGTGGTATGCCTCCAACGAAGCAATTTCGATCACTGAGAACGCGGGGGAGGCGGGAGTGCCGATCCCGGGGCGATTGCGAGAGGCCATAGCGCGGCTAAAGGGGGAGGGGGAGACGTGATTATCTTGGACGCCGGCCACGGCTGGCACAACGGGCGCGGTGATCCTGGGGCGATCGGGCCTACGGGACTGAAGGAGAGCGACGTTACGTTGCTGGTGGCCACCCGCATGGCCGGCCGGCTGCAGGAGGCCGGCCACCAGGTGCTCCTGACCCGGCCCGGCCGGGGGTTTGTGTCTCTGTCTGACCGGATACGAACCGCCAATGCGGCCGGCGCGGACGCGCTCGTCTCCATCCACTGCAATGCCGCCCACGGGTCTGAAGTCGGCGGCAGCGAGACGCTATACTACCCCGGCAGTGTGCAGGGGGAGCGGCTGGCGCGTGAGCTGCAGTGGTGGCTGGTACACATGGGTGGCCTGCGGGACCGCGGGTTGAAGCCGCGTGGGGATCTGGCGGTTCTGCGTAATACGAAAATGCCTGCCGTGCTCGTGGAGTTGGCGTTTATCTCCAACCCGGTAGAGGAAAGATTGTTGGCCCATCCGGGCTGGCTTTCCGGAGTAGCTCGCGGGTTGGCTGATGCTATCGATCTGTGGTGGAAAAGACGGGACGACAATACGCCGGAGCCGCCGAACGCCCACGCAAACTGACGTTCGGGAAAAGCGACCCGCAGGGAGGGCCGTAGGGCTGCGAAGAGTGAGCATCGGGGCATATATGCCCTGCGAGGGTAAAGCGCCTATACGGGCGCTATTTTGCGTTTAGAGGGGTGCAGTAGTCATGGAGTGGCAGGAGTTGTGGTTGCAGGTAGGCGCGGGCTTGACATCGTTATTGGCAGCAGGTTTAGTGGCCCTTGTCGGGCTATCGATAGGATATTTGCGCACTAGGTGGGCGTGGTTGCGCGAGACGCGGGTGGTGGAAGCCGTGGAGACGGCGCTGCTATCGCTGATCACTCAGGCCGAGGACCTCGTGGTGACGCGACTGAAGGCCGCGGAGGAGTGGGACGCCGAGACCGGGGCGCGGGTCAAGCGGGAAGTGCTGGGCGAGTTGGCTCTGCAGTTGACGCAAGAGCAAAAACGGGTGCTGGCCGGCTTGACCGATGACCTCCAGTCGTGGTTGAGCGCACGCCTGCAGCTGCTGCTGGCACAGCAGCGCTCTGATACCCACGCCCCCATCACCGAGCTTGCAAACCCTCCCTCGCCGTTAGCTGTGGAGGTGATGGAGCAGTTAGGCTAGGGATCACACCGGAGGGAGGGTTGGCGGCGAGACTGCAGACCACTGTCGGGGGTGGCAGTCTGTCTGCAGGGGTGGAGGTACGAGCAGATGAGCAGCCGCGATGGGGGGTTGAATGGCGAAAGAGGTTTTGAGGATGGCCCGGTGCCCTACATGGGTACCGGGCTTCGTTATTTTGTTGGGGGAATGTGCCAAAACCCGTTGACAATGTACGCATACAGGTATATAATGCAATCGTGGGGCGGGGAAACGCGGAGGTTGAAGATGAAGCGAGTAACCTTCCTAATCCCCAAACGTAGCAACGAAGGCCGCCGGTTCCCGGCGAGAGTTCTGGCAGAGATCAGGCGGGACATCCTCGAAATAGCAGGCGGTTACACCTGGCGGGACGTTAGAGGGGCCTGGTACGACGAGGACGAAGGCAAGACCTACCAGGACGCTAGCTGGGAATACACAGTGGTGATGGAGGGGGCGAAAATCGGAGAGCTTGTGAGGTGGCTTGAAAAAGCAAAGGATCTCCTGAGCCAACAGGCGATGTGGCTGGAGATCCAAGACGTAGAATCGCACCTAGTCTAACATACAGCCCGGAGGAAATCAACCCCCGCCCCGAACCTCCGGGCCTTTGAGGGGGCCGAGGGGAATGCCATTGATTTACAGGACCCGATACGGTGACCGGTACGATCTGAGTACCTGGCCAGCGGAGCACCTTGCATTTGCCCGCCGCGTCCATTGGATGTACTGGCAAAACCCGAAGTATGAGCACTACGCCAACTTCATCCTCAGCACACAAAGCCCCGTGCTGGACCGTAAGTCGAACGGACCTAGACCGACGCGGACTCCCTTATACGAGGTGACTACTGACATGGAGTTCCGGTTGGCCGTCAAACAGGGTGTCTGCGAGAAAGACTGGGAAGGCGAGGTGGACCCTGAATGGCCGGCGAGCGACGGGGGAGCAGCCAACGAGTAAACCTTACGCTGCCCCAAGAGATGCACCAAGTGCTGCGTGGCATCGCGGACGAGCACTATGGCGGCAACCTAAGCCGGTTCCTTGGTGATGCCGGGATGTACTATGCCGGGGTTCTGCGGGGCCGGCGGGAATCTGCTGCTCCAGAAACACCCGGTAGTGATGCCTCTACCTCCGCCGACGCGGATGGACGCTCGCCCCGCATTTGAGCAACGAAGCCCGCTGCCCTTCGGGGTGGCGGGCTCGCCTGCATTGACGTGTAGCAGCAATGTAGCAGTAGTGTAGCAAAACGGGCGATCTCTAGCGGAGGCCCACGGAAGCGAGCGTCAAGCGGAAGCACTAAGGCACAGCTAGACGGGGGTGGAGCGAACTGGCGTGGAACGCGGCGGAATGGCGAGTGTCCCATACGATAACGTTGACATCGTGGAGGTCCTGGGTTCGAGTCCCTGCTTCCCCACCAAGAGAAAAGCCCTTCGGAAAGCGCTTCCCGGAGGGCTTTTCTGTTTTCCGGGTGTAGCAGTAGGGCTGGGAATGTAGCAGTAGTGTAGCAGCTGGGGGATTAGATCGTCTTGGCTGGCGGCAGGTTAGCAAAAATGGCATCCATTGCGTTGGCCGCTTCCTCGTCCCGGCCCGGCATTAGATGCCCATAGGTCTGAAGGGTGATCGTGATCTTTTCATGGCCTAGCCGCCTGGAGACGGTTTTGATGTCCTCGCCCGCGGCAATGAGCAGCGATGCATGGGTGTGGCGGAAGGTGTGGAGGGTAACGCCATCCAAGCTGGCCCTATCTAGGATCCGCTTCATGTCGCGCTTGGCTATGTTCGTGCGATAGAGCGCCCCACCTCTGGTGTTAGTGAACACGAGGCCCCATTCATTCACCCACGTGCCGCCAGCAACCAGCTTGTCCTTCATCTGCCTGGTCCGCTGGCGTTGCAGAGCTTTGACGGCTTCTTTTGGCAAAGAGATGGTGCGCCGTCCGGCCCGGGTTTTCACTGGCCCCAAGAATAGCCTGCCCTTCTCCTCGTGGAGAGCTTGCCGGACGGTCAACTTCGCCTGTGGCAGATCAACATCCTGCCAGGCTAGCCCCAGCCATTCGCCCGGACGCATGCCCGTGTTTAGGGCCACGATGAAGGCGTCCTCTAGTCGCTCGCCCTTCGCAGCGGTTAGAAACGCGGCCAGCTCCTGCGGTGCTAGGAACGAAGCTTCGCGATCGCCGCGACTAAGCCGGGCAGCGAGTAGCGCTGGATTGTCGCGGATGATCCGCTTGTCCGCGGCATCCTTGAGTCCGGCCCGCAGGATAGAGCTAATGTCGTAGATGGTGCGGGGAGCGAGGTCGCTGGCCTGCAGATGCTCGTAGAAGAGATTGATCTGTCGGTAATCTAGATCGATGAGCCTAACATGGCCCAGGTATGGCAAGATGTGGACCCGGACGTGCCCCTCATTCTGGTTGTACGTGCTGCTCCGAACGCTCGTTTTCTTAGCCCGCAACCAATCTTCGAAGTGCCTAGCTACCGTGAGATGGCTATCGGGGATGGGTCGCCCGGTAGCCGCGTCATGCTGCAGGATGGCGAGCTTCTCCTGCACCTCGCGTTTCGTCTTGCCGTAGACGACCTTGCGGCGGAGCTTCCCATCAGGATCATATCCGAGGGAAATCGCCCCGCACCAGCGCCCGTCTCCTCGCCGGTAGATCGCTCCCTCGCCATTACCTCTCCGACGTGCCAAGTTCAGGCCCCTCCTTCTTCGGCCACCTACGGACCGCCAAGCCCCTCCCTATAGCAAGCTCTGGAGAAGCACGGCCTTCCCTAAGATGCGCACATCCCTGAAGTCGCCTTCTGTGTAGTACCGCGGTTGGTACTTGGCGTTTTCCGGTTTGAGTATCACTCCGCCATTGCCGCGATAGAATCGCTTCAGCGTGGCTTCGCCATCGATCAGCACGACAGCTATTTCCCCATTGTCCACAATCGGCTGACGCCGCACGAAAACGATATCGCCATCGTTAATACGTGCATCAACCATCGAATCGCCTTGCACCTTTAGGCAAAAATCTATCTGCAGGTTTCCGTCCACCTCTACGTATGTGCGGCAATCCTCGTGGGCTAAGATGGGTTCGCCTGCGGCGATGTCGCCAATGAGCGGCACACGCTTTGTCGCCAGCGGCACTTCGTTAGCCAGGCTTGCGGGTTCCATAGAAACGGCTTTGCCCATGAGCCAGGCCGGGTTAACACCCAAAGCGGAAGCTATCTTGTAGGTATTGACCTGCTTAGGGACGAAGGCTCCTGACAGGTACTGGCTAATGGCGGACTTACTTATGCCCGTCCGCTCCGCCAGTTCCACTTGTCGCACGTCGCGCTCCTGCAGCGCCTTCTCTAACCTAGCGGCAAAGCTATCCAGCATGACCCCGCCTCCCTCCTCTCACCGTGTATAGTATACAACCGGGTTTAGGTGTATGCAAGGAATCTGGACGAAAACTGCAGAAAGCTGAACTTTGGGGTTGACGCCAGCGCGCGGCGATGGTAGGCTGAGTTCAGAGACCTAAACCGGTTCACAGCGGGAGGGTAGAACGGATGGTGTTCAATTACAGCAAGCTGCGCGGGCGAATCCGGGAGATGTGCAGTACGCAGGAGCAGTTTGCCAGAGCAATGGGTCGCAGCCCAGCGTCGATTAGCGCGAAGCTGAATAACCGGTCGGAGTGGACGCAGCCCGAGATCAACCGGGCGATGAGGATTCTGAAGATCAATGATGCAGAACTGACTGCCTATTTTTTTGCCCCGACAGTTCAGGTTTCTAAACACGAAGGGGTACCGACGTGAGGGCGGCACCGGAGTGTCAATCGCAAGAGCAATCAAGGCGGTACGAACGCAGGACCAGGCCGCTGCGCACGACGCGGCCTTCCTGCGGCACAAGGCCGAGGAGGCGCGAAGGCGTGGCTAACGCGTTTGAGGCGAAGGCGATGAGCGAACGGGAACACCTCTGTGCAGACGGCTTGCTCACTGTGGCCAAGGCCACACAGTTCATCGGCCTCGGAAAGTCCATGCTGTACCAGCTCATGGAGCGAGGGCGGCTGCCGTATGTCCGAATTGGGCGGGCACGGCGTATCCCGAAACGTGCGCTGGTGCAACTGGCGGCAGGGAACCTCGTGGGATACACAGAGGGGCAGCCGGGAGGCGAAACGGCATGACCAGAATGGGGACGATCCGCTGTTTGGACTGCTGCCCCACACGACTACGTGGTACATACATGATCTGCTCCACCTGCGGCGCACTGCTGTGCGCTACGCACCGGGTGGTGGCTGGCAGCACCGTGTACTGCGTGGCCTGCGCTGCCGAGGAGTTCCTGCGGCGCCGGAGCGGCCATGGCCGGAGGGCCACGGCGTGATCGCCCGGGCCGCGGCCACGCGGGAGGCGGAGGAGCAGCAGGCGCAGCGGCGCCGGGAGCGGTTGGAGTTGATGCTGAGGTATGTACGCCGGCGCTGGACGCGAGGGCATCCTCGCACCTGGCGGGGGCGGCAGAGGAAGGTGGGGTAGGCGTGGCGGTGGCGGTAGCACTGGTGACAGTACAGGAGCAGAGAGATGCCGTGTGGGCCGCGCTGTGGGCCTGCGGCTACGACAGATATGACGTGGTGGAGCTGCTAGCAGAGACGGCACTAGAGGACGTGGCGATTGGGTGGACGGTGCGGGACGCGGTTCGGGCCGCCGAGCGGCGGTACGGGGTAAAGCCGCGCGGCACCTGGTGCCCCAACTGCCGGAGTGGCGATACGGAGTGCTGCTACGAGGCGGGAGTGTGTTCCGCCTGCGGTACTGAGCTGGAGGTGGCGTAGAGGTGATGAGCAGAGTAGGGAACGGGCTGCTGGTGTGGTGTGTGTCGGTGATGGCCGGCGTGTTGTTCTGCTTAGCCATGCAGGCCCTGGGTTGGGCGGACGATGCCTGGGCGGCCCACAGGGCCCGCCGGCGGCGGCGAGAGGTCCGGCGGGCCATGGCGGATGACGCGACCATGAGCTTGGCGGAGTGGGCGCGGCGGGCGAGCTAGAGGGGGGTATGAGCGGTGCAGGTAGACGTGGGCGTGTATGAGCTGGACGGTGCCGAGATCGAGATGAAACGCACGTCGCTCACGATTGGGCCGGTGACGTTCTACGGGAAGTGGGAGGAGCTGCAGTGGCTGCGTAGGGAGTTGGCAGACGCGTTGGGGCTGATCGTGCCTCAGGAGGAAAACGAAAAAGCCACTGTTGCAGCAGTGGCCGGTTAGCGAGCGCATACATTAGAGCCCCGCTGCCTCCATTTTAGCACGTGGGGGCAGCGGGGCGCAAGGAGCAGTGAGGATGGGAGATACACCGGTATACGAATCGAGATTTGTTTTCGTGACACCAGAGCTGGCCACCGCGTGGCTATCCTGCAATACCATCAACCGCCCGCTAAGTGCGAGCACGGTACAACGCTATGCTGCAGCTATGACGGGCGGTCGATGGGAGGTTTCCAACGATGCGATTGCGTTTGACAAAGGCGGAAACCTGGTAAACGGGCAACATCGGCTAGCAGCCGTGGTAAAGGCCGGCCTGGGCCAGACGTTTGTAGTGGTGCACGGTCTTGAGCCGACCGCCTTCGCCGTTCTGGACGCAGGGAAGAAACGGTCCGCTAGTGATGCCCTGTCGATCGCGGGATATACAAACACAAAGAACCTCGCCGCAGCCGCGAGGATTATATTCTGGTATCTGAAACAAGGCCGCCTGCAGGCTTCAGCAGCTTCCGTCGGCTGTGACAACGACATGGTGCTCGCCATCGTAGACGGGCACCCTCAGCTCCCCCGCAGTGTGCAAAAAGCGTACAACAAAGGTAACGGGCTCACCGCCCCAGCACACCTGGTATCCATGCACTATGTCTATTCTCGCAAATACCCGAGCCAGGCAAATGCGTTCGTAGATCGTTTTGGCGATGGGGTAGGACTGGAAAACGGTTCGCCCATCCTTGCTCTGCGCAATCGTCTAATACGCATGGCAGCGCTTCGAGAAAAACCGCGCGCAGATGCCCTGGCACTGTTAGTCATGGCCTGGAACGCGTATATCGAGCGCCGACCACTCACAAAACTACAGCTCCCGTCCGACAGGGCAGCATTCCCGCAGCCTCTTGTGTCAGCTGATGAGGTAAAGGAGATGACGGGGAGATGACGGAATGAAAACCCAAAAGCTAACGCTGACGAACTTCAAGGGCGTGAAAAGCCTCACGCTCGATCTGGCGGGCGAAAGCGCCAGCATCTACGGTGCGAACGCCACGGGCAAGACCACGATCTACGACGGCTTCCTTTGGCTGCTGTTCGGCAAGGACAGCGCCAACCGAGCCGACTTCGCCATCAAAACGCTGACCGCCGACGGCGAGGCCATCAGCGGGCTCGACCACGAGGTAGAGGCCGTGCTGACCACCGCCGACGGTATCGAACTCACCCTTAAGAAATCCTTCAAAGAGAAGTGGACAAAAAAGCGCGGGAGCGCCGAGGCCGAGTTCACGGGACACACCACCGACTACTGGGTGGACGGCGTGCCGGTGAAAAAGGGCGACTACGACGCACGTATAGCAACCCTCGCCGACGAGGCCGTATTCAAGCTGCTGACATCGCCCGCGTATTTCAACGAGCAGATGAAGTGGCAAGACCGGCGCCAGCTGCTACTTGAGGTCTGCGGCGACATCTCTGACGCCGACGTGATAGCCAGCGACGAGGCCCTCGCGGCCCTGCCCGGCATCCTGGGTAAACGGACGCTGGAGGATCACCGCGCTGTCATCGGCGCACGGCGCACGGAAATAAACCGCGAGCTGCAGCGCATACCCGTACGCATCGACGAGGTAATGAGGGGCCTGCCCGATACCGAGGGGCTGGACGAAGCGGCCCTGCGTGCACAACTCACAGAGCGGCGCGAACAGCTAGCGGCTCTGCAGACAAAGCGCGTGCGCATCACCTCGGGCGGCGAGGCAGCGGAGCAAACCAAAGCCCTGCGCGAGCTGGAAGCGGAGCTTGTTGTGGCGCAATCGCGCCTACGGGCGGCCACAGAGGAGCAGGTCGCCGAGCACCGGGCGACGCTGCGCGAGGCGCAGGCCGACGCCGAGGACAAAGAGCGGGCCATTGCGCGGCTGGAGGCCGACATCCACGCCACTAGCGGCTTTATCCGAAGCTGCCGGGAGCAGATGGATGCCCTGCGCAAAGCGTGGCATGAGTTGAACGCCGCCACGTGCGAGCACACGGACGAGGATACCTGCCCCACCTGCGGGCAAGCGTTGCCAGCGGAGCAAGTGGCCGAGGCGCGAGACAAGGCGCTGGCCGCGTTCAACGCGTCCAAAGCGCAGCGGCTGGAGCACATCTCCACCGACGGCAAGCGCGCCGCGGCCGCAGCGGCCAAGCGCGAGGCCGACCTTCGCACGTACCACGCTGAGCTGGAGGCGGCCAAAGCAGAACTTGCAGCGCTGCACGAAATTGCCGAAGCGGCGCAGGCCGAGATGGACGCCGCCAAAGCCGCGGAGCCCGATCCGCAGGCCGACGCCGAGTGCAGGCAGCTGATGGAAGCCATCGCCGCCGCGAAGGACGCCATTGCCGGGCTGCAAGCGGGCCAAAAAGAGGCACTCGCCGAGGTGCAGGCGGCCATCGACAAGGCCGAGGCCAAAGCCCAAGAGACAGAGGCCACGCTGGCCACCATCGGACAGCGCACCAAGGGCACCACGCGCATAGACGAGCTGAAGATGGAAGAACGAACGCTGGCCGCGGAGTACGAGCAACTGGAAGGCGAGCTGCATCTGACTGAAGAGTTCGTGCGCACGAAGGTGCGGCTGCTGGAGGAGCGCATCAACGAACGTTTCGAGCTAGCGCGCTTCAAACTGTTCGACGTGCAGGTGAACGGGGCACTCACCGAATGCTGCGAGACCACGTACCAGGGCGTGCCCTACAGCGCCGGGCTGAACAACGCGGCACGCATCAACGTAGGTCTCGACATCATTCGCACGCTATCGGAGCACTACGGCATCAGTATGCCGGTATTCATCGACAACGCGGAGGCGGTGGTCGAGCTGCTGCCCATCGACGCACAAGTGATTCGACTTGTGGTGTCGGGCGAAGATAAAGTGCTGCGGGTGGAGACTGAAGTGGCAAAGGAGGCCGCATAGCATGGCTGAGCAGACGGCTATTCAGACGAGGCAAGCGGAGGTTGTGATGGGGTTCGGCACCGCGCAAGGCTTTGAGATGATGCAACGGGCGGCAAAGCTGCTGTCGTCATCTTCGCTGGTGCCCAAGGAGTACCAGGGCAACCTGCCCAACTGCGTGATCGCCCTGAACATGGCGAACCGCATGTACGCAGATCCCCTGATGGTAATGCAAAACCTGGTCGTCGTCCACGGCCGCCCCACATGGTCCAGCCAATTCGCCATCGCCACGATCAATTCGTGCGGCCGGTTCACGGCCCTGCGCTATGAGTGGGTTGGCGACGAGGGCAAGGACAGCTGGGGCTGCCGGGCTTGGGCTATCGAAAAGGCCACGGGCGAGAAGCTAACAGGATCGACAATTACGATCGGCCTGGCGAAAAAAGAAGGCTGGTACCAGCGCACGGGCAGCAAGTGGCAGACCATGCCTCAGCAGATGCTGATGTACCGAGCGGCCAGCTGGTTTGTGCGCGCCTACGCCCCTGAGCTGATGATGGGGCTGCACACTGCGGAGGAGATCGGCGATATCGTTGACATCACCCCCGACGAGTACGAAGTGCAAGAGGAAATCAGCGCCAAGGCCAACACGGAACCCATCGACATCACGCCGCCTGAGCAGACAGAGGAGCCTGAGCCTGAGCCCAAGGGCAAGCCGGCCAAGAAGGAGCAGGCGCCTAAACAGCAAGCCGCTCAGGCGACGTTCGAGGGAGGGCCTGGATTCTGATGGTCGACATTACCGCACTGGCATCCGGGAGCAGCGGAAATTGCTACCACATATCGGACGGCAGCACACCGCTGCTCCTGGAGTGCGGTATCGCATGGCGACGCATACAGCGGGAGCTGAGCTTTCGCACCAGCGAACTGGCGGGGGTGCTCGTAACCCACGAGCACCAAGATCACGCCAAGGCCCTTGCTGACGCCATGCGGGCCGGGTTGGATGTATACGCATCACAGGGCACCATCGACGCTCTGGGGGCAACAGGCCACCGCCTGCACGTGGCGGGGGCACGCAAGCAGTTTCAGCTGGGCAGCTGGACGGTGCTGCCCTTCGAGACGGAGCACGACGCTGCGGAGCCGCTTGGCTATCTGCTGGCAAGCACCAACGGCGGGAAGCTGCTCTACGCCACAGACACCTACTACGTGCGTTACCGATTCTCTGGCCTCACGCACGTCATGCTGGAGTGTAACTACGCTGCAGACATCCTGCAGGCGAACGTGGCGAGCGGGGCGGTGCCTACAGCGCTGAAGAACCGGCTATTAAGGAGCCATTTTAGCCTAGAGAACGTTAAGAGCTTTCTGCAAGCCAACGATCTGTCGCAGGTGAGGGAGATATGGCTTCTGCATCTGAGCGACGGTAACAGCGATGCGGAGCGGTTCAGAAACGAAGTCGTGGCCCTGACGGGCAAGCCCGTCTATGTGGCATAGGAGGCTACTACATGAGCGGCGGTGATTTAGTCCGATGTGCATACTGCGGTAAAGAGCGACCGCAAAGCGAGATGAGACAAGCCACGCTATGGCACCGGAGACATTCGCGTGATCTCCAGCAGCAAACCAACTGGTACTGTGCGCACTCATCTTGTGCGAGATACGACCAAATGAAACACGAGGGGTGAGAGGCATGACGACCACGCAGCACACACCAGGCCCCTGGCGAGCTAGGCAGGTGCACAGCCAGATGGACGACCCAGGCACCACAGTGGCAACCGTGGGACCGAGGCACCCTGACGGGCGACAGTGGATGATCTTCTCAGACGCCTCGCATGGCGACCCAGAGGCAGATGCTCGCCTCATGGCGGCGGCACCGAAGCTGCTAGAGCTGCTGGAAAAGATCGAATACGTACTAGACATCGACCGTGGTGACTGGTTCTGTCCGTCCTGCGGGATGTCTCGCACCACGTTTGGCCACATCGTCGATCTCCACGGGCAGGCGCTCCTCGTTCACGAAGCAGAGGGCTGTGAGATGTTTGCCGCCCTTAGGGCGGCGAGAGGCGACTAGGCACCGCCGCCGCCGCGTCTGGACATAGCAGGGAGCAGGGACACGCCGGGCAGCCACCCGGCAGCGGCGGTGTGGTGTGAACAGTACGGACAAGCCCCGGGGTAGGTGTGAGGGACCGCATGCCGGCCCCGGGGCAAGGAGGGGCCATGATGGCAGTGTTACCGACGCAGTACGAGGCGGCCTTTCTGGCCGTGCTGCCAATGGGCAGGGAGCACGCGATCACGGCCCGGGAGCTGGGCCTGCTGATGGCGCAGCACGCAGGGCACGTGGTGGACGAGCGGACCGTGAGGCAGATCGCCAGCGACCTGCGGAGGCGCAGGTTCCCCATCTGCAGTGCGGTGCGAAAGCCATGGGGGTTTTTACCGGCCGACCAACGCGAACGAGGCAGAGGAAGGCATGACGCATGTCTTCAGCAGGGAGCGCGAGGCCAGGATTACCGCGAGGGCGTGCCGTGCGACCATCAGGGACTTGAGGCGCAAAGAGATGACCGACATGATTCAGGCTTTGCCTGGGATGGGGGAGGGTGCGTGATGATAGGGGCAACGCAGGCTGATCGAATGCTCTACATGGCCCACGTAATGTCAGCCATGCGCATCAAATTGGAGTGCCACCGGCCCATGCCGGACGACCATGGCGAGGGAGCCAGGACATGGGCCAGCGTGTACCAGGTTGTGTGCTGGGCTGAGCAATTCCTGCTCCAGGAGCAACGGAGGGCGAGTTAGGATGGCGATGCGATACGGGGCCGTGCATACACAGATATGGCAAAGCAGGGACTTCCGAGCCCTAACGGCAGAGGCCAAGATGCTTTTCCTCTACCTCCTGACCAGCCCACACGCTAACCTCACGGGGCTGTATCTACTGCCCATGGCCTACGCCCAAGATGACCTGGGGTGGGATGCTGCCACCTTGGAACGAGCGATGGGCGTACTGATCGAGCGGGAGATGGCCAAATACGACGCCGCCACGCGAGTAGTGTGGGTAGCCAAATATCTGAAGTTCAATCCGATAAACAACCAAAAGCAGGCTACCGGTGCGGTAAACGCTGTCAAGAACCTGCCCAAGACGCCGCTTGTATGCGACTTCATTAGGGCAGCGATAGCCTACTGCCCTATCTATGCAAGCCGCCTCGATACCCTACAGATAGCCTATCCATGCCCTACCGATACCATAGCGATGAATACACCAACACCAACAGATACACCAACACCGACACCGGACGCGCATGCGCGCGAGGTGTCGTCATTGTCGTCCGATGGACAAGCACCCTCGGGGACCGAGCCGCCAGAGCCAGAGGTGATCCCCGAACGCGTGTGGGAGGAGCTAACCGGCCGCGTTGTCACCTCGACGCAGTCCCAGGAGATTCAGCATTACCTTGCCGACGGCATGGAGCCAGAGGTCATCGTTTGGGCGATAGAGACGGCTGTGGCCGAAGGAAAGCGCAACTGGTCCTATACCCGCGGCATTATCCGCAATCTGTTTAGCGAGGACGGCGGTCCATGCTTGACCATGGCCCAGGTGCGCACACGTGAAGCGGAGCGCCAACAGCGCTCCCGCGCCGACCCGCGCGCCGGCCCTATCGACACCGAACCGCCGGCGATTACCGACGCAGAGCTAAAGCGCCTGGAGTGGATGGACATGCAACGACGGCAGCGGGAGGCTGAACGCGGTGCAGCAACAGTGGCTAGCTGACCCAGATGCAGAACGGCGGCTGATAGCGATATGCCTGCTCTACGGCGACGGGATGGCTGACGCTCGGGGTGTGAGCGAGGATGCCTTTACCGATCCGTTCTACCGGCAGGTGTGGGCGGCCATGTGCCGCGTGTTCGATCGCGGTACCAAGTGGTCGGCGGTGCGGGTGGCCAACGAGCTGCGCAAGGACGGCCAACCAGGTGCGATTGACCAGTTGGCGGAGATCCGCTCGACGTTCGTTGCTCTGGCCGAGCTGCCAGCGACGCTGGAAACCGTGGCCGGCGCATGGGAACGCCGACGCAAGGCGACCGACGCACGGCAGCTGCTGACAGTGGCGACACAAGAGCCGGAGCTGGAGGAGGTGCGGCGTGAGTTTAGCCGCGTCTCAACTGGCTGGACCGTGAACTACGAGGGCCACGAGGGTACGACGCACGAGGTGCTCCAGCAGCTCTACCCGGACTACGACGCCGCAAAGCAAGGCCACCCTCGCCCACGGGGTGCCAGCACGGGCCTAGTGGCCCTGGATGCCCTGGTGGGGCATCTGGAATACGGGAGCCTCTGCGTCATCGGCGGGGCCACCAGTATGGGTAAAACAGCACTCGCGCTGAACCTGGCCGCGGGCATCGCGCAACGACATGGTTGGGTGCTGTATCACTCGCTGGAGATGGCCAGGCGCCAGGCGGTCGCCCGCCTCGTGCAGGCTAGAGCGATGGTGACGCAGGACGAGCTGACGACGGCCGGCACAACCACGCGGGATCCGGGGGCGGTGCAGGGGCGGATTGACGCGGCGTTCTCGGCACTGTACGAGTTGCCGATTGATTGGTGCGACAAGCGGGGATTGACGGCAGCAGAGCTGTGTGCCAGAGCACGCAAGGCGAAACGGGAGCACCCCAACCTAGCAGCATGGGTGGTGGACTACCTACAGCTGATACCCGTGGGCGGCGAGCGGGGGCGTACGGACGCCGCGAAAATAGGCGACAACTGCCGAATGCTCCGGGATACCGCGGGCGAGATCGGCGTGCCGGTGATCCTGCTGTCGCAGCTGAACCGCGGCGTGGGCCGGCGGGAGAAGAGCAAGCCCGTCATGAGTGACTTGCGAGATAGCGGCAACATCGAGGAGTTTGCCGACTATGTGCTGCTGCTGTATCGGCCCGCCTACTACGGCATCGAGGGCGCGGAGGATTGGGATATGAGAATCGACGTCGCGAAGAACCGCGTCACGGGCCGCACGGGCGAGGTGCGGTTGGAGCTCGACAATCCGCGCCAGCGCATCAGGAGCGCTCAGGAGCAGCATAGGCGTTGGGAGTACCTAACCGACACCCCAGAAGGGAGGCGGTGGTGGTGGTGATATGGCTACGCGACAAACACAACGCTGCGCAGCTGCTGGAGCTCGCCATGGCTGCGGCGCCAGAGTGCAGCGTGAGGATGACGCCGCTGGGGCGGAGCTGGTGTGTGCAACTGGAGGACAGACCGGAGATAAGCTCCCTGCTGGAGGAGTTGGGCATCGACCCCCAGGAGAGGACGCGGCAGGACGCAGCCATCGTGGCTCACCGACGGCTACACGGCACGATCTGGGGGGTGGGGTGATATGACGACGCAGCTGAAGGACCAGGCCATCAGGTTGCTCTGGGGCCGGATGCGACACCGCGACATCGCCACCCTGTTGGGCATGGATCTCGACGACGCAAGGCGCCGGGCAAGGGAGCTGGGTGTGGCTAGGGTGCGCGGCTTTCACCGCTGGACCACGCGCGATGAGCGAACCCTGATGCGGATGGTGCAGCAGGGCGCAACGTGGGCCGAGATCGCCCAGGTGATCGGCTGCACAGCAGAGGCGGCGCGGAGCAGGGAATGGGCAGTGCGCAGGCGCCGGGAGGAGGTGGCGTAGGTGGTGCTGTTCTTTACCGATGGTGCGTGGGCGTTCGTGCTGGCGCAATTGCTAGGCACGGGTGCCATAGTACAACACAACGGGTGTCATTGGGTGCTTACAGTGCCTGAGGAGAAGAAGCGCGTAATACAGGCGATGGGTTTTGACGAGAGTCTCCCTGCCGAAATCCCGCTACGCAACTACGTGGCGAGGCTCTTGAACGCAGCTGCGGGGGTGGGGTAGGTGGTATTGGCAATGTTGGTCGGCATCATCGTAGCTGTAGTGTGCGTGGCGACCATAGTCGCAGTGGTGCTCCGGGAGTGGGCGCTGCTCGACGCTAGGCGAGAGCCTGTGGGCCACTCAGCCATCAGCATCGAGGACCTCTGCAAGCTGTGCGGGGCAGAGGGCTGGGAACGGGGACAGTCAGGCTGCCTGTACAGCGGCCCGTATACCGTGGTGCCGGGCAATCCGCCCAGGCTGTTATGCCGGGGCAGCGAGGTGAGGCCAACAACCGCAGAGGAGGGCGAGGAGCGAAAAACCTCATCGCCGTAGTCGAGCGCGCCATCGCTAACGCAGTCTACGCTGGCGCGGCGTGGGCTGACGACAGGCAGGTGGTTGATGCCAGGGTGAGGGTGTACCGGGTGAAAGCCAAGGATGAGCGAACAGAGGTTCAGGTGCGAGCGTTAGAGGAGGCGACTGAATAATGGTGCGTCGGATCGTCATTGAGTGCGATATGGCGCGCAGGGCTAGGGGTGTAGTCCAACCATGGAGTCGCCAGGAGTTGTATCTGCTATCGCGACTGTATGGAGCGTGTGGCTACACAGAGATCGCCGAACGGTTGGGGCGTACGCCCAGGGCAGTCCGAGGGCAAGCCGAGAACCTCGGGTTACACCATATGTCAACGTCGGAGCTGCTGCGGCGCTTTCCGGCCCCAGAGGGGGCGACGCCGTGAAACTGTTAGATGCGGCGTTTGAGTTTGCCAATGAGTACTACGAGCAACACCGCGACCGGGCGACGCGGCTGCTCGAGAGCAACAACAACAACGACGTCGTCCGGCTGGGCGGGTTTTTCGCGGGGCTGCTGCGAGCACTGTACACCTGCCCTGGCTGCGACGATGGCACGGTCATGCACCCATCTAGTGATGGACGCTGGGCGAAATGCCCACAGTGCGGTGGCATCTACGACACGTCGGCGATCTGGCAGAAGGCGCAGCGACAGGGAGGGTTAGCGCAATGAGGAACAAGCTGCTCGATCCCACCAGGCAACGGCACGGGGCGCTGGCCTACACGGGTCACTGCTATGCATGTGGAGCTGACATACGCTACCTGGCAGCACGCGACAAGTGCCCCCGTTTCTATTGCTCGCAGGCCTGTATGGGGAAACGGCCGCCCAAAATGGCGCTGGCGGAGCAGGCGTGGGACAAACCTTTTGCGGAGCTGGCGCTCGAGCACCTGAATAGCGGCGGATCCCTTAACGCGCTGGCTGATATGTGCGGGGTACATAGGCAGGCATTGTACGTGTGGCTGGAGCGAGCCGGCATCGTGCGCCACGTAGAGTGGCGGCAGCGGGAGGTGGCGTCGTGAGAGCGGGAGCCAAATGGGCACGGTGGACGGCAGCTGAGGAGGAAATCCTGCGAGCAGGATACCCGGAGCACAGCGACCAGGAACTTGCCAGGCGCCTGGGTCGGACGCCGAAGGCTATAGCGCATAGGCGCGAGCAGCTGGGGTTGGTCAGCCGCAGGACAATGTGCTGGACGAGGGGCGAGTACGAGATCTTGATCGCCATGTACGGCGCCTACACGGCGGGCGAGATCGCCGAACGGTTAGAACGAACACGAGCAGCCGTGTACTACCAGGTGTGCGTCCTTGGGCTGCCGCACTGGACGACGGGAGGGGATGAGCAGTGCGCATCGTGATCGCTGATCCGCGCAATCCGAGCGAGGAGCACGTGCAGCGCACAGTGGCCGAGTGGCTGGACAGGCACGGCATCCTCTGGTGCCACGTCCCCAACGAAGGCAGGCATAAACCGCAGTACAGGCGCAAGATGGCTGCGCTGGGCTTGAAGAGCGGCGTGCCCGACATCCTGGTCTTCGACACGCCGCCGGCGGTAAAGTGCGCCAGGGGCACGGCCATTGAGCTGAAGCGTAAGACGGGCGGCCGCGTGAGCGCACAGCAGCAGGAGTGGCTGGAGGCTCTGGAGGGCCGCGGCTGGGTGTGTGCGGTGTGCGAGGGGATCGACGAGGCGCTAGAGCACTTGGAGAGCCTGGGATACGGGCAGAGGAGGGCGGCATCGTGAGCAAAGCACCGAAACATCGTGGTACCACCACCACGCGCACAATGCCCATGGGGCGAGCTCCCAGAGGGCCGAAGGGCGAGCGGCTATGCAGGTGGTGCCACGGACCAACGGCACCGCCCCGGCGCACCTTCTGTAGCGAGGAGTGTGTCCACGAGTGGCTTATCAGACGAGATCCAGGGTATGTGCGGCAGGAGGTCTTTAAGCGCGACAAGGGAGTCTGTGCTGTGTGTGGGCTCGATACCGTGGTGGCGCTGACGACGGTGCTGCGGCTGCGGGATGAGGCGCAGAAGCAAGTCCTCTGGTCTGGAGAGTGGGCGACGGCCAGGACATGGCACGAGGAGGTCGTGCGACTCCACAACCGCTTACTGGAGTCCCACGGCCTACGCCCAGATCCGCCGTGGAACCGTACCGCAAGCCTGTGGGATGCCGACCACATTGTGCCTGTGGTCGAGGGCGGCGGTACCTGCGGGCTGGATGGCTACCGGACGTTGTGTGTCTGGTGCCACAGGCAGGAGACCGCCAAGCTAGCGACACGACGGGCGAGGGAACGGCGACCGCAGCAGGAGTTGCCGTTGGGTGAGGAGGCAGCATCCTAGTGGCCATTGCAGTGGTGGAGGTGATGCAGATGAATATAGACGGCAACCTGGCAATTGATGAGCGCATCCCATCGCACGTGTTCAGGTATGTAGAGCGCGAGCTGTATGACTACAAGGTGAACCGAGCTCTATGCCTGGAGTGCCTGCGGCACCGCAACGATGAACTGCTGCGGGTGCGTCAACGACCCGAGGACGATCGGACCCGAGCGGAAGGCGTAGTATGCGATCAGGTGGGAGCCAAGGTATTACGCCTGCTCGCCCTTGAGCAACGGGCCGAACGTGCGTTGTTCTACGTCCGGGCAATCGAGAGTGTGCTGGGCGCACTGTCGGACGAAGAGAGGAAGCTGGTAGAGCGCAAATACTTCGATGGCGACATCACCAACGACGCGCTGGCAGCGGAGTTGTCGATGGGGCGTAGCCGTTTCTACGAGGTGAGGGCGGCAGTGATACGCAAGTTTGCGTTGCGGCTGGGCCTACTCTAGCGGACGATCTGCGGACGAAACGCGGACAATTGAGAGGAGGGGCCGTGTTATCATGGTAGTGGTCACGTTTGGGCGTCGCAGAGCGGCGCCTTTTGGTTTTGCTGATTTTGGGCCAGTGAGCGCGGCGGCTATTCCTGTGGGTCTACTGTCCCCAACCAACCGTGCTGACCGCGCGACGACCTGGTCCGCAATTTTCTAGAGAGGGGCAGCGAGTATGGCTATTGTACCGGGCTTACAGAGGACACCTAACTTCCAGCTGGATTTGCGGCCTACGAGTTGCGGGTCCAAGGTGAGGCTAGATGAGCTGATGGTTCCCGAGGTGAGACGTGTCGAGCTGACCGCCGAGGCAGGAGCTGTGCCGGTACTCACCGTGGAGTGCTACATCACGCAGGACTCTATTGTGAATATCGCGCCTGGGCTTGTGCAATTCGAGGTCGCTGGCATCAAACTGCCCGAGGAAACCCGACGGGAGATATACGATGCGCTTAAGGCCGAGTTTGAGTGATCTAGCAGGGGTGCACTGGAGCGCACAGTTTTTCCCTCCTTTCGCTGAAGGCCGGATTAGCCCCGGCCTCCCTGCTGTTTTGTTAGGTGGTGCGTATGAGATTTTACAAAACCCGGGAGTGGGAAGCGCGCCGGCTTGAGATATTGGAGCGCGATCGCTATGAGTGTCAGCGGTGCAAAGAGCAGGGCGGCTACAGCCGCGGCAACACCGTGCCGCCGTGCGGTGACCTGGCCTAAGTTGGCAACCGGGCCTAAGCAACCCGGCATAAAGAGACGCAGTTTCCTCCATGGCTGCGTCTCTTGCCCTTTTTGTTGCTAGTGGAGGAACTAGAATGGGGGGGATCCATAGTGCGCAAGTGCATTGATGCGTTGCGACCACATCGCCTTAATGTCCAAGTGTACGGGGAAGAAGTGTTGGCGGCAGAGTTTGTGGAGAGTGTTCGCAAGCAGGGAGTATTAGAACCTCTCGCCGTGAAACAGGACGGCACCATCATCAGCGGCCACAGACGCTGGCGGGCGGCAAGGGCTGCTGGGATGGATACTGTACCCGTGCAGATCGTAAGCTATGCGGACGATCTTGCAGAGCGAGAGGCGCTTATTGAGTTTAACCGACAGCGGGAGAAAACCTTCTCGCAACGCATGGCCGAAGCCGATCACCTAGAGGCCATCGAGCGGGAGAGGGCGCGGGAGCGAATGCTTGCGGGGGTTAACCAGCATACCCCTGTGGAAATGTTGCCACAGGGCACAGGCAAGACCCGCGACAAGGTTGCAGCGGCCACAGGCATTGGTAGCGGACGCACGTATGACAAGGCGGCGCAGGTGTGGGAGGCAGCCAAGGCGGGCGACGAAGTGGCGCAGCGCGCCGTTGAAAAGCTAGACAAGGGCACCACCACCATCAACAGGGCTCACAAGAACCTGACTCGTCGGGCGCAGACGTTGAAGCACGAGCGAGATCGTGCAGATAAAGCACCTGGCACAATGGCGATTCATCATGTTGATGGGCTGGGGTTTTTGGAGCGTGTGCCTGAACAGAGCTTTGATCTGCTTTTGACGGACCCTCCTTACATGACGGAGGTGGATGACGTTGCGGAGTTTGCGCGGAGATGGGTGCCCTTGGCGCTGTCCCGCGTCAAACCGAGCGGGCGGGCCTACATCTTCGTCGGGGCGTACCCCGATGAGCTACATGCGTATTTGAGTGTGCTGTTAGAGCAGGGCTTGTTTACGCTCGACAACGTATTGTCATGGACGTACCGCAATGTAATAGGGCCATCGCCTACGCACGGGTACCGGCTGAATTGGCAGGCGTGCTTATACCTGTACGGGCCGAAGGCGGCACCGCTTGATTGTGCATCGCTAGTTGAACAATTCGCTGTGCACGACATCAACGCTCCCGACGGGCGTCTGGGGAACAGGCATCACACGTGGCAGAAGCCCGACGAGTTGGCTGAGCGCTTTATCCGTCACTCGACAAAGGAGGGTGACGCCGTTCTCGACCCCTTCGCCGGCACTGGCACATTTATCTTAGCAGCGGCCCGTCTTGGTAGGCACGGCGTAGGTTGCGAAATAGACCCTGAAATGTTATGCATCGCCGAGAAGCGCGGGGCGGTGGTACGCCGTGCGGGTTGATGTGAGGCGCGACTTGTCGCGCAGCGCTGATGCGTTTATCCATGTCGTGTGGCCCAAGGTGCGGCATTGGTGTCGGGGTGGCGAGGTTTTGCCCGTTGAGGGCATAGCGAACGATGACTTCAACCAGACGCTTGATGTGTTAGCGGGCATCGACGCGTGGCAGGTTGTTGATGGGTTAGGTATGCGAGGCATCGCCAGCAGGGTGCAGTGGGTGGCAAGGCGTCCATACGCTAGTTTTACGATTCGCGAAAGGCGTTCAAGTGGCGCTGAAACTGAGTTATCCAAGCGGCTGCTGGCATTCTCCGACCCAGGTGGGGGCTGGGCTTTACCGGCCCTTACGGTACAAGCCTACTTGCGCGAGGGCGACGATGAGCTACTCTACGCTTCCATGGCAAGAACGGCAGACATCTATGAGCTGATATGTAGTGAGCAGCTTGATCGACCGGGCTCGCCGCATCGACGCACTAACCCAGCTGACGGCAATACTTTTCTGGTGGCATGGTGCGGGATGCTGAAGAGAAAAGGATGTAGCGTGGCTGAGTTTACTGCAGATGGTGTAGACGTGGTTGACGAAGGGCGCATACGCAGTGCAGTGGCTGTGTCTTGACTGGCCTTCCTTTTGAGCTACCGCAGGGGCGCACAGGAGCGCACGCGTTTCTACCTCCTTTCCGCGAAGGCCGGACAAGCCCCGGCCTCCCTGCTGTTTTGTTAGGTGGTGCGTATGAGATTCTACAAGACTCCGGAGTGGGAAGCGCGCCGGCTTGAGATATTGGAGCGCGATCGCTATGAGTGTCAGCGGTGCAAAGAGCAGGGCGGCTACAGCCGCGGCAACACCGTGCATCACATTGAGCCTCTGGAGTCTAGGCCGGATTTAGCCCTTGCCGAGGATAACCTAGTCACCGTTTGTGCAGCATGTCACAATGTGTTGCATCCAGAGCGGTTGCAGCCTGCAGAGGCGAGCAAAATGCAGGCTCTGGCACCTGAGCGGTGGTGAGCTAAAGGCCAGCTAGAGTGGGCGATACCCCCGGGTCAGGAAAACCGAAATTGCGCGCAATTGTGGGGATCGGAGAGGGGGGGTTCCAAAACGGATTTTTCGGCTATGCGCGCGAGGGGTGGAGGTGAGACGGTGTGGCAAAGATCAGCAAGACCAAAATCAAGCAAGACCTAATCGACCAACTCGAGCGCCGCGGCGTCTACGGGCAGCAGTACCTCGACCTCATCAACGACTACATGTCGCTGTGGGACATTAAGAACGCGCTCATCAAGGACATCAAGGAGCGAGGTGTGAGCGTCAGGTACCAGAATGGGCAGCATCAGTGGGGTATCAAG